TCTAGACTGCTTTCCATGTAAATGGTTTGCGCTAGACATAGCAAGGCTTGGTCGATCATAAATGACCCCCCTGTGTTATTGCCAATAGGTATTATACCATTTATCATTTAAACTCTGTTTTCCATGAGTTTAGTTTCATGTGCGACTTCTTCGAGAAAGGTCTGAATCTCTTTTTCCATTTCATCGATAAAGGATGCATTACGTTGTAACCTAGCTATAAAATATTGACTACCTTCAGGCATACGACTGTCAAAAGAAAAGAAATCGCACCACTCAGCACCTGTGCAAGCCATTTGCGCCATCATTTGAATTTTATATTTAGTAGGTGGTTCACCAGCTTTAATATAAGCCCAATGCGTAGCGCTGTTAGGATTCTTGATTTCCAAAAGGTTATATGTGCCGTCATTGTTTCTAATAATGCCGTCAGGTGAACAGCCAAACCATTCAATTGTTTTATGTTTGACAAAAGGAAGTTCCTCAACAAAAGTTTTAGTAATTTGTTGATATTTTTCTCGTGCTTTTGGTTCTTCCTCTGTGCCACGAATCATTGCGTCATTTTTAAATGTTTCTTCAATAACGCCTGTGACTCTTTGAATAGCCAGCTCGATTAAATAATTTTGCCGACTAGCGCTTGGGCCTGTTTTGGTTTTAGCCATAATATCTGCAACTTTTGACGCTGTTACAAAACCTCGTCTAAGCTCCAGCCATTCCTTGCTGCCCTGAATAATGTCAGTCATTGTTAGCCTCCAACTTATATTCAGCTACCACACAAACTTCTTTAAATCTATTCTTAACTTTTTTGTTTGCGGTTGTTATGGCATAACCTTTTTTGCGTAAGTTAAAAACAGTATCGGCTAAACGATAAATGCCTAATTGAGTCCATGCTTTTAGTGGATCAATCTTGCCATGCTTTTCTAAATACTCTGTTAAACGTTCTTGCTGATTCATACTATGCCTCCAATTCATTTTTACGATCAGTTAAATAAGTCTTTAATTTTCCTAAAGACACCTTGTCAAACTTTGTTGAAGCTTCTTTGTAGATACCCATTAATTCATCAACGGAATCTGCTTTGTTGATTTCTTTGATAACGTTTTCAATATCATCCTGGCCAACAGGTTCTATTTGAGGTAAATCCTCGCCAGCGTATATATAAAGACCTATGCCATGTAAAGCAATTGCTTTTGCCAAGCATCGTTGCATGGCTGTATTAACTGCCATAGCGTCAGGATTTAATACCGCTTTATTCTTGTAATCTAATACAGGAAGTTGAGCTGTCATGGTTTTGCTAAAAGCTGTAACGGAACAAAATACCATTAACGTATCGCCAAATTGACGAGGTTCTTTATATTCCCAAGTGGCCGTTGGATCGTTGCTTAATAATTGATCTACCGCCCAAGCCCATGAAAGATAAGTTAAGTTGCCTTTCTTTTCAGTATGCTCGTTGACGTTGATCTTTTTTAATTCGTTAAAAGTAATCATTTAATGCCTTTCGCTAATTGAAGTGATTTTCTAAAGGTAAAGCCTTTGCAATATAAAAAAATAACATTTCGAATATATTTAATCATTATATGAAGTCCCTATGTGAGTGACCCATGTCATACATTTCGTCAAAAGGGCCTTGATAAACGTTAGCCTCTTGGAACTTTTTTTCTGTAATATCCATCGCCTTCTCAAAGAAAGCATTACTTAATGACTTGGCAAATATATTGACGCTTATCATATCGCCACGCTGATTAGCCCAATATAAAGCACGAATCGTGCCAGCTATTTGATCTGTGTCCATTGAGTTAAAAACTTCTAATGGATCGGTGTCAATTAAATCTTCTGCAAATTCTTGATGAATAGTCATATTAAGCTCCAAGATGTTTAAAAAGGATTGGGTAAAGAATGTAGAGCCAAAGCGCTCCATATAGATATACTGCTAGAACCGTAACGATCATGCCTTTTGTTTTCATAATTTCCTCCATAAAATTAAAAACTACACTTGCAGAATAACAAATTGTTAGATATAGTCAAGCAAAATATAACAAATTGTTAAATATTTTAATAAAAGGGCAAAAAGATGAAAGATAGCGAAATTATCGAGTTTTACGGAGGTTCAAAGGCTTTATGCAAGCTTTTAGGCCTGGAAGGTCAACATTCTGAAATAAGGGTGCATCAATGGAAAAAACGAGGGATTCCTGCGGCTGTTAAGCTGAAATACCCTGAAATCTTCCTAAAACGCAAATTTAAAGAATAGAGGCTATATGCACTACTTTCAGCACAATATAGCCGATTACCGAAAAGACACCGCTCATCTAACTTTACTTGAGCATGGCGTTTATAGGCAACTGCTAGATCAGTATTACCTAAACGAGAAACCTTTGCCTTTAGATCAAGATAAATTGATGCGGTTACTCTGTGCCAGGTCAGAAGGCGAAATAAGGGCAGTTTTAAGCGTTTTGGGCGACTTTTTTGAGAAAACGGAGCTAGGGTATATCCATAAACGATGTGACGCTGAAATCGAGGCATTTCAATCTAAACAGGTAAAAGCGGTTGCAGCAGCGAATAAAAGGTGGAATAATGCAGACGCAATGCCAACGCATAGCGAACCCAATGCTAACCATAAACCATTAACCATTAACCATAAACCATTAACCAATATAAAACCATTGTCCGATTTTGATACATTTTGGAATGAATATCCTAAAAAAGTAGGCAAAGAAGCGGCCAGGAAAGCTTGGTTTAAAAATAAGCCTGATTTAGAAACAGTTATTAATTCACTTAAATGGCAAAAGGTAAGTTCTCAATGGTTTAAAAACGGTGGTTTATATATACCAAACCCTAGCACTTGGATAAATCAACATCGTTGGGAAGATGAACAACCTAAGGAGCAATCATTTTGAACATTATTGAATTTGGTGATTGCAGAGAAATAATGCGTAAATGGAAAAATGAAGGAATTAAAATTCAAACTTGCATTACATCACCTCCTTATTATGGATTGCGAGATTATGGACATGAAGGGCAAATAGGATTAGAGGAAACTCCGCAAGCTTATATTGATGCTATGGTTGAAGTGTTTAGATGTGTTAAAGATATATTGTCCGATGATGGAACTTTATGGATAAATATTGGTGATAGTTATTCAAGCCATAAAGACTGTAAAAGCACACCTCAAAGTTTTGCTAAAGGAACGCCAAAAGAAAATGCTCCTGTTATGGAAATTGGTAAGTCAAGAGTAAGAGATTCTAAAATGCTTAAATCTCAAGGATTAAAAAATAAAGATTTAATTGGTATTCCTTGGATGCTTGCTTTTGCTTTAAGGGCTGATGGATGGTATTTAAGGCAAGATATTATTTGGCATAAACCAAACCCTATGCCTGAGTCTGTTCGTGATAGATGCACAAAAGCACATGAATATATATTTTTGTTATCTAAATCACCTCAATACTATTTTAATAATGAAGCTATAAAAGAACCAGCAATACATTCTAATAGAACTGCTGGTAATAAAAAAGCACAAAAAGGAACAGGCCAGGAAAAAATGGAAATTAGAGGTGGATTATTGGCAGCTCAGCAAAAAATTTATGAAACGGCTAATAAAAGAAGTGTTTGGTCTGTTGCTACAAAACCATACAGAGGCGCTCATTTTGCAACTTACCCTACTAAACTAATTGAGCCTTGCGTTTTAGCTGGAAGTAAAGAGGGCGATATTGTTTTTGATCCATTTATGGGATCGGGAACTACAGCTCAAGTTGCTTTAGATAATGGCAGAAAATATCTTGGTTGTGAATTAAATTCTGAATATAAAAGACTTCAAGACGAAAGGTTAATTAGACTTATATGATTGAAACAGAAAAGATTGGATTTAGAGATATGCTTCACAGCGTAACCACTATTTATTCAAGACCCGACCTTGATCGTGAAACTTTAAGAATATGGTGGGCTAAATTAGAAAAATACGAGTTTATGGTTATATCCAAAGCTTTTGATAAATACGTCAACTCAAATAAGTTTATGCCAACTATATCTGACATTTTAGATTTATGCAGATTACAAGAGCCTAAAGAATTTGTAAAAGCGTTGCCTAGACATTTTAGCCAAGAAGAAATAAAAAACAATCACGATAAAATGAAACGAGTTGCTTCTGAAATAGCTAGTAGGCCAATAGCCGATTCAAAGGCATGGGCTAGACGAATATTAAATGACGCAGAAAAGGGTAAGTATAAATCTTTAATTGGAATTAAATTTGCTAAAGAAGCTTTAAGAGTTAAATGAATTGCGAGTATTGCAATGAAAGTCGTGGCCGTTTTAATTTTAATAACGAGTGTTGTTGGGTGCGTTGGCTACGAAGCGCCTTTAAACCACACGCAAGGTCAATGCTAGAACGGTATGAAAAGAAACATGGTCGAGCATCGATGTTAGAACTTATCAGAAAGGTGAAACATGAAACGCTTTAGTGTAATTATTGAAGTTGAAATAGAAGAGAAGAAATATAATGAAGTTGAATCATGGGGTGTAGAGCCTTCTGATTATGTTTGCTCTGTTATTGCGGATCATGCAAAAGACAGAGGCTTTCTTATGAAAACTTCTGTGACGGAAGTGGAGCGCAGTCTATACAATAGATTAAGAATTGCAGCCGATGACTTTATTGGCAAAGATGCAATTGCAGATATTGAAGAAGCTGCATTAGCAAACGCAAGATGTTTAAATGGTAAATGCGAGGATTAATGTTTAATTATTTAATTATTGATGACTTTGGTGAAGCAATACGAAAGTTTAGAACAAAACATGAAGCTTTGTTTTATGTTTTAAATAAACCCAATCACCTTATTAAACGTTTACCAAAAGCACCAAAAGAAAATGTATTTGATTTAATTAAAGCAGAACCGTTATTTTAGGAGGTGTTATGGCACACGAAGCAGGAAAAGGCGATATGTATAGATCAGTCGATCAAAAAAAGTTTGATGAAAACTTTGAGCGCATATTTGGAGTTAAAGAGAAAAAAATTGACTACATATATGAATTACATCCATCAACAGGTGAGGTTATAAAAAAATATGTTACTAAATAGCTTTTACGGAACTAATCTTCCTATTACCACAAAAGATATTGAGTTTGTAGAAAAAAGAAATATTAAAGTTCAAGAATTAAAAAGACAAATGGGTAATAAATATATATTATCTAATGTCATATCAATTCACAACAGAGGAGAGCAGCATGGCATCAGTAAATAAAGTAATCGTATTAGGCAATCTTGGTAAAGACCCTGAGTTAAGACATTTACCAAATGGTGACGCAGTTTGTAATTTTAGTTTGGCTACAACTGAATCATGGAAAGACAAAGAAGGAAATAAGCAAGACAAGACCGAGTGGCATAACGTGGTTATATTTAGAAAGCTTGCAGAGATAGCAGGTGAGTATTTAAAAAAAGGTCGCCCTGTGTATATTGAAGGCAGACTTCAAACTCGTAAATGGCAGGACAAAGAAGGAAAGGATCGTTACACCACAGAAATCGTTGCAGACCAAATGCAAATGTTAGGCAGTCGTGAAGAAGCAAAAGAAGTTGCTAAGACACCTGCACCAGCTAACTTCGATGACATGGAATCAGACATTCCTTTTTAACTATGCAAGATGATTTTGACAGAGCCAGCGATTTAGAACAACACGATAGAGATGAAGCTATTAAACATATTAGAGATCATCAAAAAACTATTGAATCAAACGGCTCTTGTCTAAATTGTCACGAACCTTCTATTAAACGCTTTTGCGATATAGATTGTCGCAATGATTACGAGAAACGACACCATGAGAACAGATTACTTACCTAAAGTTATTAGACTTGTAGGAAAACTGCAAGCCGACACAGCCATAAGCGCAATACAAAATGCACCTATAGATATTGAACGGCCACTTGAAGTTATTATTCGTGAAGAGCAAAAGGGTAGATCATTAAGCGCAAATGCTTTGATGTGGGCAGGCCCATTAAACGATATAGCTACACAAGCATGGGTGCATGGCAAACAATATTCAGCTTTGATATGGCACGAATATTTTAAAGAAAAATTTTTGCCTGACTTTCCTGACCCTAAACAAGTTAAAGAAGGTTACATGAAATATGAAGAAACGCCTGACGGCAGACGAGTGCTAACAGGATCAACCAATAAACTTACCAAGCATGGCTTTAGTTTATACATGGAACAAATATATGCTTATGGTGCAGAATTGGGAGTAAGATTTAGTGAAGCCGATCAAGCCCAAGAAGTGTAAGGTTTGCAAGGTAGAATTCACGCCAAACAAACCGCTCCAGCAAGTATGTGGATTTGAATGTGCATTAGAGTTAGCTAAAGACAAAAGAATTAAAACCGTTAAAAAAGAAGTTAAAGAAGCCAAGTTAAAACTAAAGAGCCGATCCGATTGGTTAAAAGACACACAAGTTACATTTAATAAATATATTAGGTTAAGGGATCAAGATGACGGTTGTATTAGTTGTGGGTCAAAGAGTGCCTTCTCATATCATGCAGGCCATTACAGAAGCATTGGAAGTGCAGGACACCTTCGATTTAACGAGCTTAACTGTCACCGACAATGCTCGGCCTGTAACACCCATTTATCTGGTAATCTCATCCGATACAGAAGCGGACTTATTAGAAAAATTGGAATACACGCTGTTGAAGCACTCGAATCTGATAACGACACAATAAAGATTGGTATAGAAGAAATAAAGCTACTCAAGGCTCATTTTTCTGCTAAAATAAAAGCTCACGAGTCTAAATAGCTTGTGAAAATTTAGCTAAATTTAAGATTAAAATAAGGAACATATCATGGGTATGAAAGATAAAGAAAAATATACACCAGGTGCATCAGGTGAGAAAATGCCTAAAGGCGTTTTAGCTTCTGATAAAACAGGTGAAAGAAAAGAATCAGTAAAAGGTGGCGTTGGTATGGGTATGAAAGACGCTGTTGGTGCTGATAAGCTATTCAAAGGTGGTAGCTCAGAAAAAGTTTGCTACGATCACAAAAGAAATACTTACGCTAAATAAGGTAATTAAACGAAAACCCAACCAGTCTTAGGCTGATTGGGAATTCTAACCAAGTAATAATGGAGGTTTATTAAGTGGCTACATCAAATTCTACAGATAGTTGTTTGTCTTGTAAATTCTTTATTACAGGCGGAAAACTTGGCGCTTGTCACAGATACCCACAATCACTTACTAAATCACCTAGCGAATGGTGCGGTGAATTCCTTTTTGCTAATGTAGCAAGAACTAAAGACGAAGTAGTGCCTGAACCCATTACTAGTAATTTATTAGAATCTAAACCTATTCAAATTGAAAACAAACCTAAAAGGATTAAGAAATGATTAGACCCTTTGCAGACAAGATTTTAGTAAGACCTATTGAGCGTGAAGCAAAGTCAGCTATACCTGGCTTTATATACCATGAGGAATACAATACAGGCGAAGTAGTAGCAGTTGGGCCTGGTAAAAAGATCAAAGAAGGCAAATATGATATTATGCCTGTATCTGTAGGTGACCGAATTAGATTTGGCGTTATGGGTAAAGACGAATATCTTAAATTTCAACCTGTCATGGATAACGGTGAGAAGTTCTTACTTATGTCATGGCAAGACGTAGCATTTATAGAAGAAACAGAATAGAATAATCCCTTAATTAACAAAGGAGCATATCATGGCCATTAAGTTGGAACTTGAAATCAAAGAAGCAGAATTAGTAGTAGCAGGTCTATATAAACTTCCAATGGAAGTAGCAGAGCAAATCGTAGTAAAGATTAAAACTCAAGCTATTCCACAAATAGCAGCCGAGCAAGAAGCGGTTAAAGCTAAAGAGGAAGTTAAAACAGACGAGCCTGCTCCAAATGCAGATTGAAAAACGTCAGTTATCGGAGCTAATTCCGTATATCAACAACTCTAGAAAACATTCAGACGATCAAGTCACGCAAATAGCGGCTTCGATTAAAGAGTTTGGATGGACTAATCCTATATTAGTTGATGGTGATAATGGAATTATTGCAGGCCATGGTCGCATTATGGCGGCTAAAAAGTTAAATATGACTGAAGTTCCTGTTATTGAGTTAGCACATCTATCTAAAGAACAACGCAAAGCATTAATCATTGCAGACAATAAATTAGCATTAAACTCCGATTGGGATACAAATTTATTAGCTATTGAACTAAAAGACCTACAAGACTTAGGTTTTGACCTAAACCTTACAGGTTTTGCCGATAAAGAACTAGCGGACATATTAAAGCCTGACCAAGTTGAAGGCCTAACTGATGAAGATGCCGTTCCTGATACGCCAATTGAACCAAAAACAAAGCCAGGTGACATATACATATTAGGCAATCATAGATTAATGTGTGGTGATTCTACAAGCGTGGATCATGTTGCAACGTTAATGGGCGATGTATATCCTGATTTAATACATACCGATCCTCCTTATGGTATGAACGCTGTAACAAAATCAGGTGTATTAAGCAAAAATTATAAAACAGATATTATTGGCGATGATAACCCTGACATTGCTAAAGATTCATTTAGATTGATTCATAGCCTATATCCTGACGCAAAACAAATATGGTGGGGAGCTAATTACTATTCATCCGTATTGCCTGATAGTGAATGTTGGCTTGTTTGGGATAAAAACAACGGTGGATCGGATCAAACTGATTGCGAATTAGCATGGGCTAACTTTAGAAGCGTTGTAAGACAATTCACAAAAGCATCGGAAAAGACAAATCGTGTGCATCCTACACAAAAACCTGTAGCATTGATGGAATGGATTATAAAACGCTTTAATTTAACATCTAAAACTATTGCAGATTACTTTGGCGGATCAGGAAGCACATTAATTGCAGCAGAGAAACATGGATTGGATGCTTATATTATGGAATTTGATCCAAAGTTTTGTGACGTTATAGTTAAGAGATGGGAAGATTTCACAGGTAAGAAAGCCAAGTTAATACAAAATGACCTATAAAAGATGGTTTATTGTATTTAAGCATGATCAATCACCATTAGATGAGTGTATATTTACACATAGAGCTAAAGCCCAAGCTAAATTGGATACTTTAAGCAATAAGAATAAGCTAAATGTGGTGCAATTAGAGTTTACTTTAACTAAACTTGTAAGCGTTTGATTAAATACACATTATCAAAAACACTTTGGGTCAATAAAAAAGATGCTAGAACATATACCTACAGACAAAACTAAAGAGCAAGTATTAAGTGCTTCAGGGCTAGGATTGCCTCAACTGCAAATAGCTGCATTACTTGGCATATCCGATGTGACGCTACGCAAGCATTATGAAAAAGAGCTAGCGGTAGGCAAAGCAACTGCATCGGCTCAAGTGGCTAAATCTTTATACAACAAAGCTGTATCAGGTGACACTACTGCTGCAATATGGTGGACAAAGGCTCAAATGGGCTGGGGTGAAACCAATACCACTAAATTTGGTAATATTGACGGCACGCCACTTGAAGGCATACAAGTCACCTTCGTAAAGTCAGATGGATCAACAACAACTTAAAGATGCAATAGCCAGGGTTCAGTTTCCACAAAAACTAGAATGTCTATTTGAACCTAAAGAATCACGCTATAGAATATTATATGGTGGCCGAGGCGGTGCAAAGTCATGGGGTGTGGCAAGAGCTTTATTGATTAAAGGCGCTAGAAGCCCAATCAGAGTATTATGCGCTAGAGAGTTTATGACATCTATTAAAGACTCGGTGCATAAATTGTTATCTGATCAAATAGAGGACATGAGTTTAGGTGGGTTCTATGAAATAACTCAAAACTCTATTAGAGGATTAAACGGCACAGAGTTTGCTTTTGTAGGCTTAAAAAACAATATAGCCAACGTTAAATCGTTTGAAGGTATAGATATTGCATGGGTAGAAGAAGCCCAAACTGTGTCAAAGACTAGCTGGAATGTATTAATACCAACTATTCGTAAAGAACTGTCAGAGATATGGATAACGTTTAACCCTGAATTAGAAACAGACGAAACATATCAAAGGTTTGTGGTTAGCCCGCCTGAACATTCCGTAGTGCAAAGAATTAATTGGAACGACAACCCTTGGTTTCCTGAAACGTTACGATTGGAAAAGGATGCGTTAAAGGGTAGAGATTTACAGGCTTACAATAATGTATGGGAAGGATTATGCCGACTCACCGTTGATGGCGCTATATTCGCTAATGAGATGAATATGGCAGAGCTATCAGGCAGGATTACAAGAGTGCCTTACGATGCCACCAAACCTGTTCACGCAGTATTTGACTTAGGATGGGCAGATCACACAGCTATTTGGTTTGTGCAATTTATAGGCATGGAAACAAGGCTTATTAAATATATGCAAGATACGCAAAAAACTATCACTCATTATTTGCAGGAAATGCAAAAACTAGGTTACTTATACGATACATTACATCTACCACATGATGCAGAGAGCAAAAATATTGCGTCTAATGGCCGTTCTATTAATGACATAGTAAGAGCAGCAGGGTTTAAAACAAACATTTTACCGAGAGTTCCTGTTGTTGATTCTATAAACGCTGCACGAACTATATTCAATAGTTGCTATTTCGATAGAGAAAATTGTGCGGATGGGTTACAATGCTTACGTCATTACCGATATGAAGTAGATACTGACACAGGTCAGTTTAGTAGAAATCCACTCCATGATGTATATTCTCATGGCGCTGACGCATTTCGCTATATAGGTTTAATGATCCAAGACAAAAAAGAACGTAAAGCTCAAAAATTAACTTATAGTCCTGGCGCAAGCTGGATGGGATAACTTATGAATGATAAATTACATCATTTTTACTACAACAGAAATAAACAATCTTCCAAATCATATAAACATAACGAAGATTATGGCCAAGATGTTGAACCGCATGGCGAATATATGAATTTAGATCAAACTACTAAACTAAAAGCGCCTGACGAAAATTGGGAAACAGGAACAATAAGCTTTAAAAATCCATTATATTTAGAACATAAAGATACCTCTTCAAAAGGTTGGAAAAAGGATTTATCAGAAAAGTTTGAAGGAAAGACAGGAAAAGAATTATCTGAAGCTGTAAAAAAAGCAGGCCATGATGCAATTATTACTAAAGATAAATATGGAATTAGTGAAAGTATTAATCTTAATGGTTTAAAAAACTTACATAAAGAATTGCCAAGACAAGTTGTAACATCTGAAAACAAAGAAAAGTTTATACAAAAAAAAATGCAAGGGATAAAACATGGCAGACGATAGCATACAACAAAGTGACAATGACCCACGCATAGCGAATGCGATTAAATTCTTACAGTTTGCTAATGAAGCAGACCAAATGAATAGATCAGAAGCGTTAGAAGATTTAAAGTTTGCAGCAGGCGATCAATGGCCTGTTGAAATTCAAAACAGCCGAGTATTAGAAGCTCGCCCATGTCTAACAGTAAACAAAGTTGACGCTTATTGCCGTCAATTAACCAATCAAATGCGCCAACAAAGACCACGCATCAAAGTGCATGGCATGAATAACCAATCAGATGCAAGAATGGCACAAATCTTACAAGGTATATGCCGACACATTGAGAATCATTCCGATGCAGACCAAGCTTATGACAAAGCTGGTGACTTTGCGGTCAGAATGGGTTGGGGTTATTGGCGTATTACTACAGATTATGTGCGTGACGATTCATTCGACCAAGAAATCTACATTAAAGCTATTGACAATCCTTTTACCGTTTACTTTGATCCTAACTCTGTTATGCCTGACGGTTCAGACGCAGAAACAGTCTTAATTACTACAGTCATATCTAAAGAAAACTTTAAGAAAATGTATCCTAACGCTGAAACTGAACAAGGTTTCACAATGCGAGGAACAGGCGACACTAATCCTGAATGGGTTATGAAAGAGGACATTAGATTAGCTGAATATTTTTACACAGAACGCAAAGCTATTAAAGTTCACTTACTATCAGACGGCTCAAGCGTCAAATCAAGTGACTTACCTCCACAAGATGTATTAGACGCAGCAGGAATTACTATTGTTGAATCTCGTGATTCTTTTGAGAAGAAGATTAAAGTATGCAAATTAACTGCTATGGAAGTATTAGAAGAAGGCGAATGGGCTGGTAAATATATCCCTATCGTTCCTGTTTATGGTCAAGAAACTGTGGTTGAGAACAAGAAAAAGAAATTTGGTATTGTTCGCATGGCTAAAGACCCACAAAGAATGTATAACTTTTGGCAAACTTCTCTTACCGAGTCAGTTGCATTAGCTCCTAAAGCTAAATGGCTATTGGCTGAAGGTCAAGACGAAGGCCATGAGAATGAATGGGCTATGGCTAACATTAAATCTATGCCTGTTTTGCGTTATAAGCAAAAAGACATCGATGGTCAGCCAGCACCTCCGCCACAAAGATTACAACCTGAACCACCACCAGCAGGCATTATGGCTGCGGCTCAATCTATGACTACTGACTTAATGCAAGTCGTAGGTATATTTGATCCTAGCCAATTACCGCAAGGCAATATTTCAGGTAAAGCTTTACAAGGCCAACAACAACAAGTGGACATGACTAACTTCCACTATTACGACAACTTAACTCGTTCTATTCGTCAAACAGGTCGCATTATCCTTGATCTAGTTCCAAAGATTTACGACAGAGAAAGAGTATTGCGTATAATTGGTGACGATGGCAAACCTGAAATTTTAACTATTAATCAATATGGCCAAGACGAAGAAGGTATTGATAAGATTCTTAATGACGTCACAGTAGGTCAATATGATGTTGTTATGGATACAGGCCCAGGTTATAACTCTAAACGCCAAGAAGCAGTAGATTCTATGATGGCTTTATTTGCAGCTGATCCAACATTAATTCAACAAGCTGGTGATTTATTGGTAAGAAACATGGACTTCCCAGGCGCTGAAACAATTGCTGATAGATTAGCCGTAAACAACCCATTAGCTAAAGTGGATGACAAGTCTAAAGTTCCACCTAGAATTCAAATGGAATTACAACAATTACAAGCTCAAAACCAACAAGCTCAACAAGCTATACAACAGCTTCAAATGGTTATTCAACAACGTCAAGACATCGAAGGAGTCAAACAAGATGCAGAAACTAAACGTAAACTTATGGATGTCACAGCTAAAGCAAACGATACTGAAATGCGTGAAGAAACTAGCAAGCGCAATACAGACGCTGATAACAACACTAAAATTGAAATTGAATTGCTTAAAGCGCAAATGGCTTTGATATTAGCTAAAATGAGCGGTTCAAACGCTAATATGGTAAATGCAGAAACTATTGAAAGAGCTGTTTAAGTAAGAATTGATTAATAAGTAGTTTTATAGTATAAAGCAACAATCTACCAATGGAATCATTGGGTAAAAATCTTGGAGTCATCCATGTCAGAAAAAGAAGCAGGAAGTGTAGTAACTTCTGCCAACGCAGAAGAGTTTTATGCAAACAAATTGGGTTTAGCTGAAGAAGCACCTGTTGAGGCTGTAGTTGAAGAAAAAACCGCAGAGCCGACAGAGGAAGCAAACGATCAGAGTGAACAGCCAATTGAAGAAACAGAAACAAAAGCAACAGAAGAGAAGAAACAAAACCCCAAGCTTGAAAAGAGATTTTCAGAGCTAACAAAGCAACGTGAAGAAGCTCGCAAAGAAGCGGCTAAAGAACGTGATGCTCGTGAAGCTTTAGAAAAACGAATTTCAGAGCTAGAAGGAAGAGCTGAACCGAAACCTGTAGAGGAAAACGTAAAGCCTTCACCAAGTCAGTTTAATGATGCGTTTGAATACGCTGAAGCATTAGCTGAATGGTCGGCAGAAAATGCCCTTTTGAATAGAGATAAAGCTGAAGCTGAACGCAAAGAACAAGAACAACGCCAAAGCGTTATTAAATCTTGGAATGAGCGATTAGAAACTGTTAAGGCGGATTTGCCTGACTATGATGAAATGATTGCCTCTGCATCCGACATAACTGTCAACGATGCTATAAGAGATGCAATGTTAGAGTCCGAACAAGGGCCTAGAATTTTATATCATTTAGCAGAAAATCCTGAGCTAGCAGAAAAGTTAAACACTCTATCAACAGTTAGCGCCCTTCGAGAAATTGGGAAGTTAGAAGCAAAGTTTGAGGCTAGTGAAACACCTAAAGATGCCAAGACTGAAGCTGAAACGAAACCTTCTATTGCACGCAGTAAAGCACCTGCACCAATTAGTCCTATAAAGACGAGTTCAGCAGTTGCCGATGTTGGCGTAGGCTCAGATGGTGAATTCCATGGCACTTACCAACAATGGCGTGAATCTCGTAAAGCAGGAAAGATTAGGTAGCAGGATATTAAACTCTTAAAATAAGGAAATATCATGGCTAATAATTTACTAACCATTAGCAAGATCACCAACGAAGCGTTGATGGTTTTGGAAAATGAATTAACATTCACATCAGAAGTTGACCGTAACTATGACGACCAATTTGCAGTAGTAGGCGCAAAAATTGGTAACACAGTAAACGTTAGACGTCCTGGTCGTTTCATCGGAACAACAGGCCCAGCATTAAACGTTGAAGATTTCAACGAAACATCAGTTCCTGTTACTTTATCAACACAATTCCACGTTGACACACAGTTTACAACTCAAGACCTAGCATTATCTTTAGATATGTTTAGCGACAGAGTTCTTAAACCAGCTGTGGCAGCTATTGCGAATAAGATTGACAGAGATGGTCTTACAACTGCTAAAAACAACACAGCTAATATCGTTGGCACAGCAGGCACAACTCCAACAAGCTTAATCACATACTTAACAGGTCAAGCGTTCCTTGATTCTGAAGGCGCTCCAAGAGATGGCCGCAGATCATGTATCGTTGAACCATTTACATCTGCAACTATTGTTGACAGCTTAAAAGGTCTTTTCAATCCACAAACAGCTATCTCTGCTCAATACACTAAAGGTTTAATGGGTCGTGATTCAGGCGGTATGAATTGGAAATTAGATCAAAACGTTGTTTCACAAACTTTTGGTTCTTATTCAACTTCTGTTCTTTCATGTAACGTTACAACAGCAACAGGTTTCCTAACAAGTGGTTGGGCTTCAAGCTCTAACATCACTATTGGTGCAGCTACTGCTAATGCTTCATTAAACCAAGGCGATGTAATTACTATTGCTGGCGTATATGGTGCTAACCCACAAAATCGTCAATCTTATGGTAAATTGCGTAACTTTGTTGTTAATGCACCTGTAACTATTACTTCAAGCGGCACAGCTACAGTAAACGTTTCACCAGCTGTTATTACAGCAGGTCAATTCCAAAACGTAGTTGTAACTTCTTCAGGTTCACAAACAGTTACACCATTTAACAACACAGGTATCACATCACCACAAAACATCATTATGCACAAAAATGCGTTCACACTAGCAGTAGCTGATCTTGAGCTACCTGACGGTGTTCACTTCGCTGGTCGTGCATCTGATAAGGAAATTGGTCTTTCAATGCGTGTTGTTCGTCAATACACAATTAACAATGACTCAATTCCTACTCGTCTTGATGTTCTATACGGTTGGGCGCCTCTATATCCAGAGTTAGCTTGCCGAGTAGCAGCTTAAATAATGTAACGGTGAGAGGGTGTAAAAGCCCTCTCTATTAATTAAACAGAAAAGGAAAATTTATCATGGCAAATCCAGGCCCAGCAGTAACCTCCAGCTCGCATCCGCAGTTAGTCGGAACGAACCAAGCACTACGTTTGTTAGCTGTGTATCAAGGTGTTAATGCTAATACTACAACTGATGCAGTATTACCAATCATCAACTCAACAGCTTACTCTGTTAAGTTTGTTATTTTTACAAACGCTTCAATTAGCTTAACTACAGCTGCCGCAGGTGTATTTACTGCTCCAGCAGCAGGTGGAACAGCTATTGTTTCTAATGCAGCACTTTCAGCTTTAACTAGCTCTACTGTTGTTTCTGAAAGAACTGTAGCTACTACAGCTGTGCAAACAGCTCAAACTTTATACGTTGACATGGGAACTGTGCAAGGCGCAGCTGCAACATTTGATGTATATGTTTATGGTTTTGATTTAACTCAACAAAGCTAGTAGATGTAATATAAGAGATTAAGCCATTAAATTTCTAATGGCTTTTTTTCTATTAAAGTTTATAATTTAACTAATTCAAGGAAACAATCATGGCTAATACCACAGTTTTAAGACCAGCAGGAAAAACCGCTGTCATCGCTGTTACAGCTACATCTTCAACCTCAATTACTATTGACGATACAACTAACGATCAAGTTACTTTTGCTACATTTTTAAATGCTGGCACTAAAGCTTGTGCTGTAACCGTTTCTAGTTTAGCTACTGCTCCTGTTTCTGTATTTCCAACAGCAGGTAGCCCAGGTGATTTTGTATTACCAGCAAGTATGACATTTCCAATAACACTAGCAGTTCCAACAGCTCCGTTTCAAATTACAGCAGTTTGTGGTGGATCAGATACAACCACACTATATGTAACGCCTGTTATCGATCAAAACTAAGGAAATATAATGACTAGTCCTGCTCAATCTACAATTCAAAATTTATTGCCTGTTCAGGCATATTTTGATGCCCAAGATAATTTTGTGACATTTATTGGGCAGAACAAGCCATTTTCAGCAACAATCGACCCTGACCAATCAGGATTAAACATTACAAGCAGCACGATCAATAGCACGACTATTGGTGCGATTACACCATCAACAGGTGTATTTACTAACATAGCCACTACAACAGGCACAATTTCAACAACACCTTCTGCGGCTACTGATATTGCTAATAAACAATATGTAGATTACGCATTATTAGGCATTTCATGGAAAGCGCCAGCTAAAGCAGCTACGACTGCAAACATTACGCTTTCAGGCGCACAAACTATTGACACCGTTTCAGTTGTTGCAGGTGACACAGTTTTAGTTAAAAACCAAACATTGCCAGCACAAAATGGTATTTATACCGTTCAAACAGGTGCATGGACTTATGCCACAGGTTCTACAACATGGGCGCAATACGTTGGTGCAGTTATTTATATAGTAGCGGGTGGTCAAGCGACTGCTGCGTTCTACACAACAGCTCAACCAGGTGGCACATTAGGTGTTACTGCAATGGATTGGTATAACCTTTCATTCTCATCAAGCTATACAGCAGGCACAGGCCTTACTTTAATAGGCACACAATTTAGTATTACAAACACAGGCGTTACTGCTGCAACTTATGGATCAGCTTCCAATGTTCCTGTGATTGCATTTAACGCACAAGGTCAAGCAACATCGGTAACTAACACAGCTATATCTATTGCTAACACACAAGTCACAGGATTAGGCACATTAAGCACCCAAAACGCTAGTTCAGTAGCAATTACAGGTGGAACTATTAATGGCACAACAATTGGGGCTACAACAGCCTCTACAGGCGCTTTTACAACGCTTGGTGGCACAACTATTACAGCTTCAACACAATTTAGTGGCGCTGGCACAGGTTTAACAGGCACAGCTAC